GATAGATTTTCAGTGACTCAAAACACTAGACCATCACGTGAATTATATATATCATCAGTGCCGGAATATGTAGAGGTATCATATGAACTGTCATTATGGACTCAATACAATGAGCAAATGAATAGCCTTATCGAACAAATAATGCCAACGGGCGGATATGCTTGGGGTACTACATGGAAGTTCGTAACACAGATTCAAGATTATACATTCGAACAAAGTAACGGGCCAGGTGAAGAACGTATTGTTAGAGCAATACTACCATTAACAGTTAAAGCTTCTTTACTAATGCCGTTTGAATTGCAAAGATCTACAATGTTAAAACAATTTTCAGTTAAACGTGTTGTATTTAGTGGCGAGACAGATAGTTTCAATGTTAATATCACTGATCCACCGCCTAATGGATATTGATACATATTTATATAAAACTTTATAATTGGATTAAACTATGCCACTTACGCTGAGATTAGTAAAAGGGTCAGAACTAACATATGCCGAACTAGACGGTAACTTTACATTTATTACCGGTAGTTTTCTGCCCCTATCAGTAACATCATCAATGGCAGTTGCAACTGCAAGTAATATTACTCCTGCAATTGCTAATAACGCTGATAACAGAATTATTACCAGTGACGGAGATGGAACTTTTACTGCAGAGCCAAATTTTACCTTTAATGGTACTAATGCATTATTATCTGGGTCATTAACAGTAACTGGGTCATTGACAGTATCTGGTTCGGGTACATTAACAAATATAGGTCCTGCTAGATTTAGAAGTAATATTGCAAATAGCACGACAGTTACTGCTGTAGAAATTACCGGTAGCTCACGAATGTCAGGTAGCCTGGTAGTAACAGGATCTCTTCAAGCTGGAGTAGGAAATGCCCCGTCAATTGATACTACAACGGGTACATTAAGTAGAGGAGGTGTTACTGCAGTTGATTGGACGATTAAACAATTAAAAGACTCGTCTACTATAACAAGCGTAGATTGGGAAAGTAGAACATTAAATGACTCGTCAACAGTAACAAGTGTAGATTGGGAAAGTCGTGCATTTAATGATACAAATGGAGTACCGAGTATAGATTGGGAAGCCCGCAGCCTATTCGATTCTAATGAAATTAGAATCTTCAATTGGGACACTAAAAGATTTAGATATTCTAATGGAAATTCCCTACTAACTTTTGAAACTCCTGGTACTGCAGTGATGTTTGTATCTCAAAGCTTTTATGTATCGGCATCAGGACTCGCCAATGCAACAGCTAGTTTATCAATGCAAACAGAACCTAATGTATCTGACTGGTATACTATTGCATTACGGTCACGGAATGTAGCTGCAAGCTCATCAATTGAATTAAACAAATATATTACTATAACACATGGCGCAGGCGGTGCAACTGAATTTAAAGGCGATATAGTAAATTTCACACCGACATCACAGTTCCGTATTTTTGATTCCGGTAATACAGCTGTTCTCATTGATCCGGCTACTTCATTAGTATCTACATTAACTGTAGCGGGTATTACAAGACTTACAAATAATGTGCACGTCACCGGGTCACTTTCAATATCAGGCTCAGGTGCATCAGTAATTGTATTACCTAAAGTAGCACAAAGTTTAAACTTTGTAGATGATACGGCAGCAGCTGCTGCAGGTGTACCTATAGGTGGACTATACAGAAACGGAAGTTTCATAATGATAAGAGTATCTTAATAACAAGGAAATAAAATGCCAACACTATCGGGTTCGTTAAATGTCACAGGGTCAGTTAATGTCACAGGGTCATTTACTTTAAATGGTAATATCATAACGTCAGGGTCAATTACATCAAATGGATCTACAGTAGTTACAGCTGTATCTACCGGATCATTTGCAGTAACAGGATCTAATACTTTCAACGGAAATCAAATTATTACTGGGTCATTAACTGTTACTGGTAGTACGATTATTACCGGTTCATTAACTGTTAGTGGATCGGGTACGTTAACCAATATTGGGCCGTTTGTACAAACTGGCGCGACACAAATGACAGGGCCACTTAATCAATCTGGTAGCTTAAAAATAGGATATTCGGGTTCAAATTATAGTACATTCCAAGTTAGTAAAAATATATTTAATTATGATGATGTGTTTATGACATCAGGTACGGACGGTCAAAGTCATAGTGATTTTATATATATACAAACTCAACCAACTGCTACATCTAATTTAATTGGTATATCGACTCAAGGTAAGATAGATATATATGCCGATAAAGCAGCGTTTAGATCAAATGCAGCAGGCGGCTCTAGAGTCGAAATAACAGGGTCATTAAATGTTGCAGGCGGAGTTACTGCTTCACTTCAAGGTACTGCATCTTATGCAGCAGTAAACCTGCAGCAAGTAACAAACTTAGGGTCGACTACGACAAACAACATTAATGTCAATAGTGTAAGTGTATGGGATAGTGCTCAAAGCGAATATATTAACATAGGTACGACTGACGGCGGTCTACGCGTATCCGGCAGTGACATTTCGCTAACTGCCCAAGCAGATAACATAACCTTCGGGCAAATTGGCCTTCGTTTAGTTACAATAGGAGCATCGTTTGTAACTGGAAGTAAACAATATGAGTTACCAAACCAATCTGGAACAGTAGCATTAACAACAGGCTCTATATTCGGCACAGCTTCATATGCAGATCGTTCCGGTGTAGCTAATAAATTAAAGACTGCAAATATAGCCGGTGGTGGCACATTTTATCCTCTTATAGGTAGTAATTACACTGGCGATGTAGATGTATATGCTATATCATCCCCAAATTACAAATATGATCTAGGTATCAATCAATTAGTAGTTTCATCGATATCTGCATCGTTTACCGGATCATTACGTGGTACAGGATCGTATGCATTACAAGCTTTATCAGCTTCATATGCCCCAGGTAGTTCTGCATTTCCATATACAGGTAACGCATTAATAAGCGGAAGTTTAGCTGTAAGTGGTAGTTTAACATTACCTACCATACCAGATGTTAGTACAGGATATATAAACATGCTTTCATATGGTGGTATTCGAATTAGAGATAATGATTTCTATGAAATGAAACTTACTGTCGACAATCCATCAGGTAACTCTTCAGCAGTATCACCAGGATTTATGGTAATGAGTGGAGTAGGTGGGTATGGAATTAACACAACAGTAGCCAGTAGTACATTAGGAGAAACTGAAAGTACTATAAACTTTTCTGGCCCAGCTAATTCTAGAATACAATCATCTCAACAGTTAATACTATCGGGGTCATCTTCAAAATTAATATTGTCAGGGTCAACTGCAAATATAACCGGCTCGTTCAATGTAAAAGGCAACACTACAATATCCGGGTCTACTACAATTGATACTATATTGACATTAACGCCGAGGACAACTACACCAACCGGTATAGCATCAGGCTCAATTATAGTATCTGGATCAGCTACCGGTATTAAACCATATTTTTGGAATGGTGCTACCTGGACAGCCATGTTCTAATTAAAGATTATCATATTTATATTAAATTAAAAAAAAGGAATAGTTATGTCAGAAACAACAAAGTTTTCACCAGAAGAATTGGATCAATTATCTAACCTGCGTAAATCATATGAAGCTAAGATATTAGAGTTTGGTCAATTGGAATTAGAAGTATTTTTAACAGAACAACATGTTGAACAGTTAAAAGAAGCTAAGGTAACACTACGCCAAGATTACACAAATCTTCAAACGCAAGAACGTACATTACTTCAAGAATTAAATACAAAGTACGGGTCAGGCACTGTAGACGTAGCAACCGGAGAATTCATTCCGAATCCTGCACAATAATATAGTGTTTGGCAAGTTGCTTTGATATTTATATGAAACGTGTTAACAATAAATTAGGAGCAAACTAATGGCCGAAAAAATTATATCTCCCGGAGTATTTACGAATGAAGTAGATCAGTCGTTTTTACCTGCGGGAGTTGCTGCAATTGGCGCTGCAATCATAGGACCTACTGCAAAAGGACCAGCAGGTATTCCTACCACTGTTACAAGCTATTCAGAGTTTGTACAAAAGTTTGGTGGAGTACTTACTAGTGGTTCTGGAGCATCAGAAGGAAGTTACAAGTATTTAACTAACTATGCCGCGCAAGAATATTTAAAATATGCAGATACATTAACAGTAGTACGTGTGTTAGCTGGAGCATATGGCCCGGCATCATCATTTGTTACTCAATCAATTGGTGCTGGATATTCATTTAAATTAACTACTTTAGCTGATGGCGCTGTATTAAACAGTGGTCAAGCAGTAGCATCGACTACATTAGGACGTGGTACTAGTTCAGATGAAGGAGCTAATAATATCTTATTAAGCGGAAGTGCTACCAATATTCGTTGGGAAGTGTCTACCGTTAATACTGCGAAAGGTACATTTACATTGACAGTTCGTCGTGGTGATGATACATCTCGTAGAAAAACAATCTTAGAGCAATTTAATAATTTGACTCTAGATCCTAATTCACCTGGCTTTATTACTAGAGTAATAGGTGACCAAGTATATACAGTACGTGATAGTGGCGGAACAGATCCGTTCCTTCAATTATCTGGTTCATTCCCTAATAAATCTAGTTACATTCGTGTTGAGGCTGTAAAGTCTACATTGAATTATTTAGATTCAAACGGTAATATTCGTGTAGGAGCTGCATCTGCATCTCTCCCGGCTGCTGTATCAGGAACATTTGCTCAAGGAAGTGATGGTACTGTTCAACATCCACAAGCATTCTTTGAAACTATTAGCAATACTAATACGCAAGGATATAACTTAGCTACAGGTAATACTGGATTAAATGCTTATATTGATGCAATTCGTTTGTTAAAGAACCAAGATGAATATGATATTAACTTATTAGTGTTACCTGGATTGGTTGATAACTATCCTAATCATGCTGTAGTAATTTCAGAAGCATTAGGAATGGCAGAAGATCGTGGTGATTGCTTCTTAGTATATGATCCAGTAGAATATGGAGCTGCACTTTCAACTGCTGCAACTGCTGCCGGAACGCGTGATAGTAACTATGCTGCTGTTTATTGGCCATGGGTTAAAATTCCAGATGCAGATCTAGGAAAGAATGTATGGGTTCCTGCTTCAACCTTGATCCCAGGTGTATATGCATTCAATGACCGAGTAGCTGCTCCGTGGTTTGCACCAGCAGGTTTAAATCGTGGTGGTATTGATATTGCAATTCAAACCGAACGTAAATTGACTCTAGCTAATAGAGATAGTTTATATGATGCATCTGTTAATCCAATTGCAACTTTCCCTAATAGCGGTGTTGTTGTATTTGGTCAAAAGACTTTGCAAAAGAAATCATCTGCTTTGGATCGTGTAAATGTACGTCGTTTATTGATTGCTGCTAAGAAGTTTATTGCTTCAAGCACCAAGTACCTAGTATTTGAAAATAATACGGCTGCTACTAGAAACAGATTCTTGAGCATTGTTAATCCTTATTTTGATAACATTCAACAACGTCAAGGTTTGTATGCATTCAAAGTAGTAATGGATGAGACAACTAATACTCCTGATGTAATTGATAGAAATGAAATGAGAGGTCAAATATTCCTTCAACCTGCTAAAACGGCTGAATTTATTATTGTTGATTTCAATGTTCTACCAACAGGTGCAAGTTTCCCTGAATAGAATTTAGAGAAACAGAATATTTATAAGAAATAATAGGATAAGAAAATGGCAGAATTATTAGATCCAAGCGAAATATTTTATACCGCGTATGAGCCGAAAATGGCGAACCGCTTCATTATGTACATTGAAGGAATTCCTGCATACCTTATTAAGGCAGCAAGTCGTCCAAGTATTGACCAAGGTGAGGTGATTCTAGATCATATCAACGTAGAACGCAAATTAAAAGGTAAAAGCCGTTGGCAAGATGTTACCGTAACATTATATGATCCAGTTGTTCCATCAGGAGCGCAGGCAGTAATGGAATGGGTACGTTTGCATCACGAGTCTGTAACCGGACGTGATGGTTATAGTGACTTTTATAAAAAGAACATTACTTTTAATACTTTAGGACCAGTAGGTGATAAGGTTGAAGAATGGACTTTGATAGGAGCATTTATATCATCTGCAACGTTTGGTGACATGGATTGGGCGACTGAAGATCCAGTTAACATTGAGCTTACGCTGAAGTACGACTATGCCATCTTACAATTTTAATGGCAATCATATTTG